ACTAATTTGTGGTACAGGTCTTACAGCAACTGCTGGGGCAACCGATACAATTACCATTAACCTTGACAATACCGCCGTTACAGCTGCTACATATGGTAACGCATCTGCTGTTGGCTCATTCACAGTTGATGCTCAGGGTCGTTTGACCAATGCTGCATCTACATCAATTTCAATCACTGCTTCACAAGTTAGTGATAGAGCAACAAACCTTGTAACGGGTCTGACGGGAACTGCTAATGAAATTGCAGTATCAAACTCTGGTGTCGGTGCAGTTACACTTAGTCTCCCAGCCAATGTTACGATTAGCAATAACCTAACAGTTTCTGGGGATTTGATTGTTAATGGCAATACAACAACTCTTAACACAGCAACAATTGTTGTTGAGGACAAGAATATTGTTCTTGCCAATGTTGAATCACCAACGGACACGACAGCTGATGGTGCTGGATTTACAATCAAAGGTGCAACAGACAAGACATTGAACTGGGTTGATGCTACTGATGCCTGGACATCTTCTGAGCACTTTAATATTGTTTCTGGTAAGTCATTCTACATTGGGGGCTCAGCAGTACTTTCAAATACAACTTTGGCTTCAAGTGTTGTTACCTCAAACCTTACAACCGTAGGAACTATCGGGACAGGTGTATGGCAAGGAACTGCTGTAGCAATTGCTTACGGTGGTACTGGCTCTGCAAATGCTTCTGATGCAAGAACTGCATTAGGTCTTGCAATTGGTTCAAATGTTCAAGCCTACAGCGCTCAGCTCGCAGCACTTGCTGCGAACACTGCTACAATTGATGGTGGTACTTTTTAAGTAAGAGGTTTTATGGCTAATATAATTAAGATTAAGAATTCTGGTACAGCCAATGCTGCCCCAACATCTTTAGAATATGGTGAATTAGCTATTAATTATGCTGACGGTATTTTATTTTTTAAAGACTCAAGCAATGCAATTATTTCTTTTGACATAAAAGGTCTGTTTAAAGTTGATATTTCTGATTTAGCTGTTGATGTAGCAATGTCAACATTCTAGGGTATAAAACCCTTATTCTGTTATAATTGAACTATGGATGATGTAAAGATTGAAACAAGTAAAACGCTAACTCTAACGCTTCCAAGCGACCCTACATCTAATGTGGTGTCAGTTAGTTTGTATCATGAGTTTGGATCACTTGTTTCTGGTCCAACAAACGCAACAAGATCAAGTGCTGGTGTTTACACTATCACTTACGGTCAAGCGGCTTCTGGTATCTATATACTAAATGCTGCGGGAAGATATCGTGCTGATTTTACATATACGATAAGTGCAACATCATATACGCAGTCACAATACTTTAATGTCTATACGCCGTACATTGACATTGACACCTTCTTTGAAGACTACCCAGAGCTTGAAGCTGATTGGTATGACAAGTTTGATAAAATAGAAAAAAAAGTAAGAAATATTATCAACACTTTCTGTGGACAATCATTTGAATATTACCCAAATAAGACAATAGAGATTTCTGGATCTGGAAGAAATTCTCTTCATCTTCCTTTTCCTATAACAGCTCTTAGAACGGTCACAGCTGATGTTGGAACGAGTGATGAAACTGTAATTCATAATTACGCAGATGCAACGGTTAATAATATAGAAAAGGCTAAAGAGCCTCATAACTTTGGAGCAACATACTACATTAAGTTTAAAAGATCAACTCTTGATAGCCCAAATGTGCTCATGCTTGTAAATAAATTTTACAAGACAAGCTCTTACACCATTAATGGCGATTATGGCTGGCAATTTGTTCCAAACAATATTGAGCAAGCAGCGGGTCTTTTAATTGCTGACCAAATGAATGATGATAATCAATACAGGGTTCATGGTATTAAGAGAGCTGACATGGATGCTATTGACTTGCACTTCTCTGATAAGTTCTACGAATCTACTGGCAATATTGATGCTGATGTTCTGCTGATGGACTATACATTGTTTGTGATGGATTATGTGGTGTAGAAGATGGAAAAAACCTATCTTAGATTCCCCCATAAAATAGGAATTTATACTAAAGCAACAACAACCAACAGTGCTGGTCAAAGAGTCACTACATTCACATTTAATTCAGATGTAAAAGCTATGTTTCAAGCTGTATCAAGCGAAAGAAGAATTGCTCCATATACTGCAAACATTGATGAGTTTCAGTTCTACATTTCTCATACAAGCTCATCTCTTGCCGACTACGGGAATAGAATACAGAATGTAAGAGATAGGTATTCTAATGTCATAGAGGCTGGACCTTTTGAAATCATCAATATAGAGAAAAAGATGGGTTTTAATGGAAAGGTTAATCACATCTTGTTGACAGCGAGGAAGGTGATTGAAGGTGCTTAAGATTACAGTAAACAAATCTGCTTCAATTCAAACAGAGGCTGCTGCTTTATTTTTTGATACCTTTCCAAACAGAATTACTGCCGCACAGTCAAGTGCAATGTCAGCTGTTGCTATAGAAGCACCTAAAGTGCTTGTTAAATACGGAAGGGCTGCGAAGTACTTCCAATTCGCTATTCAAAGAACTGGTGCATCTGGGATGAAGCTAACCATGTCTCCAGCGACTAGTGGCAAAGTCCCGTCAAGAAGAGATGGGTATAACGCCGCTATTGGTGCAGCAATCTTGTTGGGTGGTAGAAAAGGTGGAACTGTTATTAGACCAAGAAATCAACAAGCTCTTTCATTCCGTGAAGGAACATCAAATAGTGGAGATGGTGTTTTTGGTGCTTCAAGGGTTTCTGCAATTAGATCAAAGAGAAATGATATTAAAGCTGAAATGAGACAGATGATTGTAAGAGAAATAAATAACCATCTAAGATATGTTGGGTTTGGTTCAAGAGGCTCGGTACCGACTGGACCAGACTTCCCGAATGCTAAGGAGTTCTAAAAATGCCTATTAGTGTCTATGACATAAATACATACTTAACAAGCGACTCAACGCTTGCTAATGTCGCTGGTAAGACTATGAACTTCTTCCCTGTAGTTGGTTATGGAGATGAGGCGGCTCCATTTGTGATCTACTTCTACAGCCCCTCAATTCCATCCGTTGAGGCTTATTGGCAAAGAAGAGACACCATCCGTTATTCAGTTTATGACACGGATGTGAATAGGCTTTTCTCTATCGCAGAAAGAATGATTTATTTACTTGGTCGTGGAGATCAGATTCAAAAGTCTGGTGGTCCAGCACCAGGGAATGTCAGAGTTCTCTCAACACAGCTAGTCACGGCTTCATCAATGGAGCCGCTTGAGAAGTTGGGTTGGTATCAGATGGATCTTGATTTTAGTATATTATCTGTAGACAATGCTTAATAGAATTAACATTTGTGGTATCATAAATATATATGAAGTATAATGTAATTACATACATCGGTAAAACCCCTGGCTTTACCGCAAGATTAGGTTCTTATAGTTATGAGTTTGAATGGCAAAAAGGTCTCGGGATCGGAAGCCGTTCAAATGAAGTAAAAATTGATCACGCCGTTAAGTTCGCAAGATGGCGTGATAAAAGGGGCAAGAAAATATTTGTCCTTGAGTAAATAGGAGGAAACATTATGGCAGTTACAACTGCAAATATTGTCGTAGGTGAGGCAGCTGTTAAAGTCGGTGCTTCAAACATTACTATGACGAATAGTGATTTTGATTCATTGAGTGATATTGGCGCAACCCAAGGTGGTGTTGAAATTTCATGGGAACCAGACATGGTTGACATTGAAATTGACCAGTACGGTGACGCAGCTAAGGTTATTCAATCAAAAGTTAAGGTCATGTTGAAGACAACATTGGCTGAAGCAACGCTGAACAACTTGGCAATTGCTTGGAGCTATGACAGAACAGACAATGGTGATGACATCAAAGTAAACAACGATGGTGCAAATACCAAGACTTTCCTGTTCGGTTCACAGAGCGTGTATCCATACGAATATGCATTGCAGATCGTTGGAAACGCACCAGGTTCAACCGCATCGGTTACGAAGACTCGTAAGTTTAACACTAAGCGAGCAGTTTCGTTTGAATCGTCAATGATTTCAATGAAGAGAGCAGAGGCAACGATGTTCGCTGTTTCATTCCGTGTTCTCCCTAACCCAGCAGATACGGGTTACGAATACGGCAAGATTATTGATCAATCGTAATATAAAAATATAGTTGTACCAAACTTAGGCGAACCCCTTGATGACTGTGGTATCATAGTTAATCAAGGGGTTTTCCCTATTTTAAATTAAAAGGATGGTATTAAGTGAACGCAAAAAATATTGATCTTTTCAAGGGTACAGAAATTGTATTCGCTGATGGAAAGACAAGAGTTGTTAAGCCTCTTACGATTCGTCACTTGCGAGAGTTCATGAAGGTTGCTAACGAAATGAAGGCAACTGATGAAGCTGGAATGACGGATGAAGATATTGACAGAATGGTACAGGCAGCATCGGTAGCTCTTAGAAAAGCCGACCCAGAGCTTGCTAACGATTTGTCTGCATTAGAAGACGCTCTTGACCTCCGTTGCTTCGGTGAAATTATGGCTGCAGCAATGGGTACAGACCCAAACCTAGCGTAGGGGATGGGGGCGATGAGCCCTTCGTTTGGGATGAAATCCCCTTATTAAAGTATGAAGCAGAAATATTAACTCAAGTTGGTGCTTGGAAAAGCCTAGAGGAGTTGGAAGACTCTTTAATCCTTCATGAGATGTTTTTACTTTATCGTGCATGCGCATATCATTTCTCAAAAGATGTGAAAGGTAGTGCGATTGCATTTGGAGGAGAAGTTGACTGGGATGACGATTGGTACGACCCAGAACCTTCTCGTAAAGCAGAAGATGTCATCAGAGCCTGGGATATTCCTCAGATGGCGATTGGGCTTGGCTATGAGTCAGGCATTTAATTTATTGCTTTTTTCTCCATATAATGTGATAATTATATTGGTACAACTATGGCTGATATAGATCTAATTATTGCGGTACATACCGATGGCATTAAGCAGGTAACTGATCTTAGTGCTTCTTTGCGACAGTTAAATACATCAATCAATGGTGTATTTGTGCCAATGGCAAAGATGGATGCTCATACCAGGGCTCTCAATAAAGCTCTTGGTGTTGGATCTAGGGGTGCTAGAGAACACGCTACATCTCTAAGACAACTTAAAGCTAATCAGCAAATTCTTGGTGCTGAAACCAAAAAACTTACTCGTGACATTAAGGCAATGCAAGCCGCAATGAAAGCGGGCGGTGCAACTGAGTTTATAAATCCTAGATCAATATCTCAGCTAAAAGAACTATCTAACGCATTAAAAAATGCAAAACTCAGGGCATTTAGTTCTGACATGCAAAATATCGGGTTGGGTTTAAAGAAGCTTGGTAAAGACGCTCAGTTCGTTGGTAGAAGCTTGATGATCAACCTTACAGCGCCATTTTCATTGATGGCTCGTTTTGGTCTCAAGGCTTTAATAGATATTGATAGAGAAGCAATTCGTCTAACAAAGGTTATGGATGGCGTTGCTATGTCTATTGAGCAAGCAATGGCTAAAACTGGTCAATCAGCAGATTCAGAACTCGTCAAGGAATTAACTCAAAACTATGAGTTCTTAGACAAGGCATTGACTGATGTTAGCGCTAAATATGGACTTGCTAAGTCGCTAACCGTTGGTCTTGCAGCAGACTTTGCTGAATTAGGTCTCGGTGCTAAAGAAAGCGTTGCCGCTATTACTAACTTAACAGCAGCAACCGAAAAGCTCGGTGGTATGGATATATCACAATCTCAAGACCTGGTTCAGGCACTTTACTTCCAGTCTGTAAGAGCCTTTGATCAGGCTGGAAGAGCGTTTGAGAATGCGGCTGCAAAAGAAGCGGCTGCTATTAGTGCAGCAACTGCTCAGCTCCAATTGTTTAACGCAATTGAAAACACTACAGCATTGACAATGCGTGACCTGGGCGATGCATTCCCAGAAGTTGCATCAATGGCAACAACATTTGGTTTGTCAATGACAGAGGCTGCTGCAATGCTAGCGCCAATGAAAGCCGCTGGTCTTGAAGTTGGTGCTTCAGCTAACGCTATTAAAGTATCTTTGCAAAGATTGGTTGCTCCGACAAAAGCTAATGCTGAAATGCTCGCCTCTCTCTCTGAGTCCTACAAAAATACCACTCAGGGATCGCAAGCATTTAATAATGCAACAAGATCTGGTCTTACTGGTTTGCTGGGAATTGTTGAATCTTTCACCGCTGTAAGGGATTCTTCTGCGGGCATGGAAGGCGCACTACAAATGATGGCAAAAATTTTCGGTGTCCGTCAGGGACCAAGAATGACGATTGCTATTCAGCAGCTCGCTCAGTTTAATGATGAATTGGTAAAAGCAGATCCTTTAGGTCAAAGCGTAGCTAAGACACTTGTTAACCTTGCTAACGGAGCAAGTAATAGCTCTAAGCTAGCTATTAAGAATTTTACCGACATTGGAATTGTTGCAAGAGTAGCAACGGCACAAGTTGGTCAACAGGTTGAAAATTTTGGTGTTGTTACTGCAAAAGATATTAAAGACGCTAACGCTGCTAGAAAAGCTGTTGCTGATGAAATATTAAAAGCTAACAGAGAAGGTCGTGACATCATGTCTGAGATCAGCACTGAAGCTGGTCGTTCAATGATTGTTGAGCTTGCTGGTTCTGCAAGCGCATCTGTGTTGGCACAAAGAGAGTTGGATGCTTCATTAAAATCTCTTGACATTACTGTTGCAAAAATTAAAAATAATTTTAAGCTATTTGCTGCTGATCTAATCAAGGGTATGAGACCTGCTCTTGAAAAGATTGCTGATATAACAAGTAATTTGATTACAAGATGGAATAACCTGTCTGATTCAACAAAGAAAACTATATCTATATTTATTCTTTCCTTGATGGGTGCTCTTGCCGCTATTGGTCCATTGATTCTTGCCTTTGGTACTTTAAGCTCCGTGACTGGGATTGCGATGAGAGGAGTGTTCAAATTCCTTCCAGACCTAAAAAAGATGGATGGTGGTTTTATTGGTTTAACAGAAACCATCAGAGGATTTGGAAGAGTTTCTGGTGACGCTTCTAGAAAATTTACTGATAGTTTTAACTCTGCATATGCATCATTTATAAATAAAAAAAGTCTCTTTGATGGACCAGGCGGTGCTATTACTTTAGGCAAGGCTGGTCGTGGTGGATTTGGCGCAATGAGTGCAGCCGATGAAGCATTAGCATCTAGTGCTAAATTTAGTAAATTAATAACCAAACCATTAGCATCAGAAATGCCAGTAATGGCTGGAGCAAAACTACCAGGCGTTACAGCGGCAATGGTTGATTCACAAAGAAAAGCTCTTGCAAAATCAATGGGTTATTATAAGCACGATATTGATGCTGCTGTCAAGGCAATGAGAGATCCAAAACTCTATGACGCTCTTAGTAAAAAAGGTAAAGAAATTTTTGGTCTTGGTCAAAGAGCGGTTCCTGCAGTTGGAGTTCCAGCTGGTCCATTAAATGCATCAAAAATTCAACTTGATCTTCAAAAGAAACTTAGTGATCTTTCAAAAAAGAGTTCGGCTGCTAGGTACAAGATAGAGAAAGATGTGTTTGACCTAAGAGTTGCTGAATACGAATTATCACGAAAAGAACTCAAGGCAAGAGGTATTGCTGCAAGAGATGAGTATAAGCGCTCATTAATGGGTCCATTCAAACCAAAGGGTCCAGATTTTGATCCATCCCTTTATACGGGCGGAAGAAAGTCGCTAAAGACAAGATTGTTTGAGCAGGCTGGTATTACATCAAGATTAGAAAAAGATTCTGGAGGCAAACTGTTTGCCCAGAGGATGTTTAGTGGAAGAGATATTAGCGACATTCAAGCAGCGAAACTTACCAAGGGTGGTTTTGGAGCAACGCTTACAAAACTAGGTTTGGGTAAAGAAGCTTTTGGAGAAAAGACTGGCTTAAGACTTAAGCAACTTATCCCAAGACCAAGATCTGTTAAAGAACTTGGCGGTGTCGCTACAGGTGGAGTAAAGAAAGCTTTTGGAGCAGTAATGGATAGTAACCCGATGATGGGTGCAAAACTAGGAGTTCAAGGTCTTAAGGAAGAGTTTAAAGCAATTGATGGCTCCGCTCCTAACACATTTAAAAAGATCTCAGCAGCTGTTAAGGGATTTACATCTGAATCTGGTAAGGCAAAGAAATTAATTGGGTTAATGAAATTTGGATTTGCTGGTCTTGGAGTAGGGCTTATTCTTGGAACTATTGCAGTCCTTGTTGTTACTGTAATGAGAAACTTTGAATCATTTAAGAAAACTGGTGAGAAGGGAATGTTTGCGCTCAAGAGAGTTCTTAAGATTTTGAAAGATACTCTGGGTGAATTGATTAGACCAGTAATTGATTTGTTTGCTGCATTTGGTTCTGGTAGTGAGCAGGGATCTAGCGCAGCCGAGGGTATAGGTAAAGCATTTACGGCTTTAATGTCTGTTGTTGAAAAAACAGCTAATTTCATCAAAGCAGTTGTTGTTCAAGTTATTCAGCCAATATTCTATTCCATTGCTAATGTTGTAGCTGCAGTTGTATCTATATTCCAAGGTGAATGGGGTAAGGCTGCTGGCTATCTTGTTTCAGCAATTGGCTTTGCGCTAAAGCTTGTTATAAATATTGTGATTGCTGGTATGAAAGGTTTTGTAAGTCTCTTTGGTCTTGGTGTTAAAGCAGTTCTTACATACTTTACACTTATTCCAAAAGCTGTAGCTAAGATATTTACATTCCTTGGCAAAATTCCTGGTATTGGAGGAATGTTTAAGACTGTTGGTAATGGAATTAATGCCGTTGTTGACGGAATGTTCGGTCTTGTTGACGCAGGAACTGGTGCCGTAAACGGTCTGCTTGATGCAGCTGGTAAGATGGCAAATAAAGGTCTAGATGCTCTGACTTCAAAAGGAATTGGTAAGTCTGTTGGCAAGGCTCTCAATGATTCTAAAAAAGATGCTGAAGATGGTGGAAATGCTATTGGTGAAGTTGCAAATGAAGCAATAACCAATAGTACTGGTGAAGGTCTTGCTGAGAATATTAAAGATGCTGTAAAGGGTGCGTATAAAGATGCCATGAAAGATTTGGCTCAAAAACTTCAAGATTATGTTATGGGTGAAATGTCTAATGCTCTTGGTAAATTGCAAAAAAATCTTGAAGAAGCATTGAAGAAGCAAAGAGATGCTGCTCTTGGTGTCTATGATTCACAAATTGATACTCTTGACAAGCTTGCTAAGGCAGAAGAATCTCTTACAAAGACAAAGGAGTATGAGGCTGCTAGAAGGCAGGCTATTGAGGAAAGAGCGCTCCAGTCTCAGAACTATATTAGAAATCGCGCTCTCGCAATTTACGAAGGAAGAATTGATGATGCAAGAATGCTTGATCTTCAGGACCGTAAAGATGCAATAGATAGTACAAAGTCAATTGGTCAAATTGATTCTTCAAGAAAGAAAGATCTTGCTGCAGAAAATCTTGATGCTCTGAAAGCAGCAATTACTGCTGCAAGAGAAGAAGCAGACAAGTTCTTTGAAACTACTGCTACGAAGTTTGGGGAGTCTGCTGCAGAAATTCTTAAGTTCCCTCCAGTAACAAAGCAAGATTATATTGATCAGATGACATCTCTTACAGAGTTGGCTAAGACTACTGCTAATGATAGTGGAATTGAATTCTCAAAGATGTTTGATGCCTTTGCATCATCAATTAATTCTAAGATGCCGAATGATGTTGTTGGTGCATTTACAACAAACCTTGATGACCTGGTGAAAGTCGCTGTTGAAAGATATGGTCTTGGAAAAGGAAGTGCTGATAATAGCACAATAATTGGCTCAACTATTGGAATGCTCATGGATATGGGCGGAGTTATGGGTGACAATAAACAGTTCGTTGTTGATAGCTTTGGAGAAATCACCACTGGTCTTAAAGACAACATGTCTACTGGCTTGACTGAGATTACAACAACTATTTATAGCAAGTTTGTAACTGACTTTGATAAAGCAGTAACTGATGCTGATCCAACCACAGTTTACCAGAAAGCGATCAAGGATGGAAATAAGTCAATAATTGATGACTTTAGAAAGACAGTTGATGGTGTTGGTTCTGAAGTTGATAATATGAAGGACTTGCTTGATCCTTTGATTAAGAAATGGGCTGAGCTTGAGGCTAAAGCAAAAGCTGCTGGTGACGCTCAAGCGGCAGCGGCTAGTGGTGATGGTGGGACACCTGGTCTAACTGATCCAAGCAAAGCAGTAAAGCCAGTTGGGTATTACGGATCTGTGGATACATATCTGGCAAGAATTGCCGTAGCAAATAGATTGCCAACCTTAAAACCAGGCGCTGGTCCAAAATGGATGGGAGGAATGATTCCTAGCTTTGCTCGTGGTGGTTACTTGGATAAGGCAATGTCGCAGTCAATCCCAGCCATGTTGCATGGTGGTGAATACATTATTAGCTCAAAAGCTGTGCAGAATATCGGAGCCGCAACTCTGCAAAATCTTAACAATATGAGATTTAATGCACCAAGGAACTCAGCACCAAGTGCTGGTCAAAGTGTAACTATGTCAACACAAAATACAAATATTTATGTTGATAACTTTATTGGTGAAGAAGAGTGGTTTAATTCAATGATGAAGGAATACAATGTCAATGTATTGCCAAAGAATCAAAAAGCGGCTGGTGTACAACCTAGAGTTGTAAGGTCGTATAACGGAATCAATCAGGGTCTGTAATGCCTGTTATTCAAAATCAATTACCAACTCTGGTCAATGTAATAAAACTCAATGGCACTGAAATAACTGAACACGGCAGAACATTATCAACATCAGTTGATAGCAACTCAGCTGATGTGATGATGAATAATGGAAATAAAAAAAGATATATTAAGTCGGCAAAAAATACATACAGCCTCAGCTATTTCTATCTTCCAAGCAATACTGATAAGACCGTTGATGGTCGGGTCGGTAGGGACTATCTAATTTCTTTAATGTCTTATAGAGGGAAGATTCTTCTATCTATTGACATTGATCCAAATGAACCACCATTTGAAACATATGTCTATGCCGATTCATACTCGGAAGAGTTGGTTAGGCGAGATATTAAAACAGACTGCTCATATTACAATGTTCAGGTCTCATTCAGAGAGGCGTAAATGGCTGGCGAAAATATATACTCATTTTCAGATCCACTAAATTCTGGTATTGATTTTTACCAAGCGGATTCTGCGGATGTAAATGTTGATATTTCTATTAGTTCGTCATTAACTGTATCTTCTTATAGAATAATATTTTCAAGCATTGCAATTGCGGCTAGTTCTAATTCAGCGATTAGCGCTTCTAAGATAGCCTACGCTTCAGCAAATCTATCCGTTGATGGCGCAACAGTAATTGTTGCAACGGAAAGGCAAGATGGTTCAGTAAGTATTTCTGGTGATGTATCCCTCAGTACAAATATTACAAAAATTGCATTCTCTAGTTCATCAATTTCTGCCAATTCAAACCTATCGGCTTCGGGGACAGAGATACTGCTGGCTCAGTCTGCTATTGATATAACATCAAATATTCAGGTCACTGCGTATGAAATTTTGAAGGCAACCTCTCAGATTTCAATAAGTTCAAACGCAACAATAAATGCAACTACGGTTAAGTTTGCATCAGCAAGCCTCTCTGGATCAGTAAATCTAAGCACATCTGGCAGGATTGCTCTTGCAACAATTAAAATTATTCTCTTGCAAAATACAAATGTCAGCGCTAAGTTTGTCAAGTTTAGCTCTGTAACTGGTGTTGATAGTAGCTCAATAAGAACATTGTTATTGCTTGATGGCAAACCATTAACAAATCAAAATAGAACTTTGAATATATCATCCATGCCTGTGTTTATTGAGAATAGAAACTGGGCTGGTAACAGCTCAAGGTATTATAAAAATCAAACATCTGCGGATAAAAAATCATTTAGTATAAATTGGTCTTTTATTCCGAACTTTAGGGAAAATACTGTTGATGAAAGACACTCAAGAGATTATATTAGAAAACTATCATTAGACCCAGATATTCATGAGTTAAGAATAATTAATCAAGATTCTGATGGTGTAACGCCGTATACAGAAACTATCTATAATGTGTTTATTAAAGACTTTTCTGAAAATTTAATTAGAAGAGATATGGTGGATAATGTATACTATTTTGATTGCTCTATTTCGCTAGAGGAGGCATAATGATAACAACTGACATTTATGGCAAGACTTTATCTACCTCTTTTGAAACAGCCTCAACCTCATCAGCTCAGAGGGTAAAGCCAAAAATTGTTATTCAATGGCTGGATAGTAGACATCTTGACAATCTTACAGTCACTACAAATGATGACCATGCAAACTCTTCATACCCAAATATTGGGTTTTATTTTGATAAAACTCAGGCATTTAATGGAATAGAAAGACAATCTTTTACATGGGCTATTGCTGGGGCGAAAGATAAAAATGGTAAGGTTATTACAGCAGATGGTAGTTATCATGCAATGCCATCATTGACTGGGAGTGATTTAAGCAATACCCAGCTCGGAAGCTCTCTGGAGTTTGGGTGGTGGTCAAATAGTGTTAGCAACTCAAACACCCATGCTACTTATAGCGGGTATGGGTTCTCAACAGAGCCATATATCCAGGCTGTGTTTACAGAAAGAAAAGTCAATCGTATCCGCATTGTAACATCTGAATTCTTTGGTGGTATTTCAAACTACCTTGTTCAAGCTTACAATGCTGCGTCAACACTGATATTCTCAGAAGAGGGTGAGATTAGGGATGGTTCATACTATCAAGATCATCTTCTGACAACGCAAACATCTCAAAATATTGCAAGAATAAGAGTAACTGTTCACACAACAAAGAACCCTCAAGATAGAGCAAGAATTCAAGAAGTGATTCCTGTCTATGAAACAGATATTACAGATTATGTGATTGATTATGAATTTTCTAGAACGAGAGATATCCATCAAAGCAGTTTGCCAATTGGTGGTTCTGAGACTGCTAAAGCAAGTATTAATTTAGACAA